GCATTCTGGGAAGGTGATCACCTTCCTGGATACCCTATTTTCAACTTGGTAGAGTCACAGTATTATTTACAGTGGCTTCAACAGCACGCCTTAAAGGATGCATATGACCAGATTGAGGGTACTTGGGACAACGGAATAACTAACGTTGTCGAAATTGCTGAGATGCTTCGTGACCTAAAGCACGGGAAGATATCTATCCCAAGATCGTGGCAGGACGTGTGGTTAAAATATCGCTATGTGATATCCACTGGCGTCTTAGATGCTCAAGAGGCAGCTAAAGGCCTCGCGAAATCGAAGATTAAAGAGGCGCTCGCAGCTTATTTACCTGTCGCATACTATGGGACAAGCACAATGATGGTTGACGGAGTCAATATCGTGTGTCGTGTGCGAATAATCGTACATAGCACCATGCGTGATGCTCTCAGTAAAGCCTATGATCAGCTTTTAAACTGGGGGTTGATACCTGATCTATACTTGTTGTGGGATTTAGTACCCTATTCATTTGTAGTCGATTGGTTTCTCCCGATTTCCGACGTCCTTGATATCGAGGATATGAAGAACCAGATGGCCGGTAGATTCGAAGTTTCGAACTATTGTGTCTCTCTGGAGTATCAACGTGAGATTAACGGATATACCGTTAAGAATTATTCACGTTGGGCGAGTAGTGCACCGCCCAGCCTTGCTGGCTGTTACTGGTTTAAACAGGCGGGCTCATCTAATAAAACTCTCGTGAAGAGGGTCATAGATAGTGCCGCACTATTATTTAGGAGGTAGCCATATGGCTAAGACTATTGATTTCCTGTTCACTAATAAAGGAACAGCAAACAGTCACCCTGTTGTTGCCGATTGTATCGGTCTAACAACACATTATTCGTTTACAGCTGACACATCTGATGAGTGTACTCTTGATAACAAGACGGCACCCATAGGCTCTGAACTGATTACATATCAGTGTAGAGATATTAAAAATGTTAATACCGCACTCAACGTGCAGTATCCGTCACCTGTAAAATCCGGCGTTCAATACACAATTAAATTAGAAGATCTTGCTAGAGTCTCTGACTCAGTAGATTCTTCCTTTTGTGTTGATGAGCCGATTGTCATTACCCTGTCCGTACGTCATCATAAAGCTGATTTAATCACTAATGAAGTAGTGACTACTGCCTTTAAAAGACTCGTAGCCGCTATTGAACGTACCGATGGAACATTCCGTTTCGACGATCTTATGAGATCAGCCGAAAGACCGATTGCTGAATAATCAGAATCAGAGAAGAGAGGAATATTATAATGGAAAAATTTTATTTTATGGGAGCTATAGATCTCTCAATGAAGCAAGTCGATACAATTATTCGTAAAGACTTTTCCAAGGATTTCAATCCAGCTTCAAACCGCCTGACTTATATAATTTGTCTATCGACATGGGCGACTATGATCGCCGATTATCACCAGCCTACCGCAGCTAAACTTATTCAGGCTGCTCAAGAGCACGGATTGAAGGCTTGTATAGCCTCTGCATCTATATGTGCTGATAGATTGGTAGCAGGCGAGAGTATTCAAGATCCTTTGTGGGGTCCCCTTTACTATTACGTATTAACACGTAAGCAGTTTGGTTACGGCTTTGCTAAGCTTAAACCGCTCCCTCAGGAAATTGATACTATACGCATCATAAACCAATTGCTGAAATACCCTAAAAGATTTTCCGCTAATGATGATAAATC